TCTTCTGCAGGGCTGCGACCGCCCGGCTGATGCCTTCTGAACCGGTGCCCATGCCGGAGGTTGCGTCTCCCAGGGCGGTCATCAGGGGGACGACCTCGTCTGCTGCGACTCCTACTGCGAGGAGACGCGAGGCTGACTCGCGTAGTTCAGGGAACTCGAACGGGGTGGTCGCGGCAAACGACTGCAAGTCGGTGAGGAAGGAGTCCGCTGCTTCAGCCGATCCGAGAAGCGTCTCGAACCCGACCTGCGCGGTCTCCGTGTCCATCGCGATCTTGAGACCGAACCCGGCTGCGGCAGTCGCACCAGCACCGATCGCTGCGAACGCGGCGACACCGATCCGACCCAGCCCGGTGAAGATCGACCCCATCCGGGAGGTGGAGTCATTGGTGGTGTTCTCCAGCCCGTGAACGGACCGTGCCGCGTCGTCCATTCCCGACTTGAAGCCGGAAGCGTCCGCCGAGAGCCGTGCGAGGACTTCCATCGTTGTAGCCACGGTGGATCACCTCCCTCGGTTCTTAGCGCGGCGTTGTGATTCTTCCCGTTCGTGGTTCCGGATCCGCCACAAGGCGAACCATTCGGTTAGTTCTGCAGAGGAGATCGGGCGGTGGGCGGGGCTTCCGTACAGGAGTTCGTCCACCGTCCGACCGAGCGACTCTGCTAGTTCGTAGTAGGCGCGTCGCTCGGGGTCAAAGAGGAGCCTTTTCCCGCCGCATCCTGCGCCTCCTTGGTGAACCCTGACAGTCGCAAGCCGACCGCGGCGATCCGGTCGATCGCGAGACCCGACTTCGCCATGAGGTTCGGACGGTCCTCCCAGTCGAACACGCGCTCCCCGGACTCAGGGTCGAAGGTGCAGGAGATCACGACATCCGGGTAGATCTTCGTGAAGTCCATGACCCCGCCTGCCTCAGCCGCGGACTGCATGATCTTGGCTCGCTCTGCGCCCGTCATCGTGCGGACCTCCACGGTGACTCCCCATTCGGGGACCTCCACCGTCTCAGCCGTGATGTCAGACGCTTGCAGGATTCGGTCGCGTAGCGACATGGTTGGGTTCTCCTTTGTTTGGGGACACGAAGGTCACGCCGGGTGACTCACGACCAGGTGCCGCGAGTCACCGCCCCGGTGACCTGTAGTTCGCATGAGAAGGTGACGACATCACCGACCGGGTTCGAGACCTCGAACGAGGTCACGAGAGCCTCGCCGCTGTACTTGACGAGACCAGCGGTGGAGCCAGCCGGACCGTACTCGAAGGTCGACGACGCGACCGTGCCAGCCGCCTGAGCCGCGATCACCGCTGCGATGTGAGCGTCGAGGGTGGCATCCCAGTTGCCGGACAGCGAGACGGTGCGGTCATTGAGACCGACCAGGTAGGTCTTGGACGAACCCGTCGCGCCGAAGGTCGTCGTCTCGACCGACTCCGGGAAGGAGACATCGGTGAGGTAGGCGGACAGATCGACGATCGATCCAGCCGCGTTGTCCAACTTGAAGGCGGTGTTCTTGCCGTGTACGAAAGCCATGAGTTCTCCTCCTTAGGAGCGTGCGAAGGCGACGGTGTAGGTGATGGTTCCAGTTGACCCGGCGAGGGTTGAGTTCGCACGGAGATAGCGGTTGACGGTTGTGCCCGCCGCGACGGTCGCCCGCTCGCTTGCGGTGGATCCACCAGCGATGACGGTGAAGGTCACGAGGTCCGCCCACACCGAGTCATCGGCGGAGTGCTGGACCTTGACGGTCGTGTTGCCGTCCCGCGTGTTCGCGGGGGCGTGGATCTGTGCGGTGCCACCGTTGCCGGAGGACGCGCTGTTGTCGACCGAAGCCGACGCGGTCGAGGACGACTCCGCGCCCAGGGCGTGCAGGCTGACCGCCGAGCGGATCCCGCCCGTCGCCTGCAACTCGGCAGACAGGGAGACGACATCGGCAACCGGCGAGGTGATCTCGTGGCTCGTCTGCTCGACTGAGGCGATCTTGACGCGCTTGCCGATCGCTACGCCTTCGGACGCGACCAGGGTTGCGACAGGGGTGTCCGTGCCGAGGGTCGCGGTCATGACCTCGTCGACTGCGTTCGCGGATCCGTCGAACAGACCGGACAGGCTGATCGTGCCATCGTTGTGTCCCGCGATGTAGGACTTCGAGGACCCCTCCGCACCGTAGGTGGTCGTCTCGCCAACCTCGACCGACTCGCTCGTGGAGGAGTCATTGAAGTACGCGGACAGGTTCGAGCCGCCGAACAGGACGACCGTGTTCTTACCGTGGACGAACGCCATCAGTCCTTATCCTCCTCGGAAGGATCCGCGGCGGATGCACCGTCAGCGGGTTCGATCAGTCCGGACTCGCGGAGCCACTTCAGGCTCTTGCCCGGGAGATCCGTCACGATGTCGCCCGGCTCCGCACGCTTCGCGGGGGGATAGTCCAGTCCGACCAGTACTCGGTACTTCGCCATCTCGCTCCTCTCGAACTCGGGCGTGCAAAGACCTGCCTTGCACGACCCGGGTCCACACGGGGACACGCCGAGAGGGAACGGCTTGACAGACCACTAGGGCACGACTACTTGAGCCGACCGTAGCAGGAGGACCCAGGTCAGCGAGGCTGTACCGGGGTAGAGACGATCCGCTGCAGGGTGGCGATCACGCGCTCCAGTTCGTCGGCTTCCACCGGTCCGCGGGGAGTGACCCGAGTGAGGAACTGGACGGCACTCTGCAGTACCGCTTCGATAGGAGGGGATACGGCAGCGCGTTTCATAGGGGTAGGCATCTTGCCACGGCTAGTGGCTCGCGTCGCTCTCAGGGAGGTTTAGGTGCCAATCCGGGGATCCCCGGGCTGGTCAGACCGACTGCAGTTGGATCTGCTTGCGGGTCATCTTGACCCTGCGGCGTTCCCGGTAGGTCATGCCACCCCAAATGCCGTGCTGTTCGCCGCTCTCGATGGCGAACCGCAGGCACTCGACGCGCACCTGGCAGGTCTTGCAGACCGCTTTCGCCTCTCTGACCGTCGCCAGGTCCCCGACATCAGGGAAGAACAGACGGGGGTGGGTGTCCTTGCAGGATGCCAGGTCTCGATCCGGGCGTTCGGTTGTCATGGTTGCTCCTTGGTTAGTCGATGTACGCCCACGGCTTCCAGCCACGCGCCAGGTACAGGACCCGGGCGCACGCCAGGTTCGTCGCGGGATCGAACAGGTCGTCGTAAGAGGTGAGTCCGCATCGCTCCACCCGGCTCGGTCCGAGTTCACCGATCATGTTGACCTGGGTCAAGCCATACGAAGCGTCGCCCGTCGCGGTGTTCCCGTTGTATGCGTGGGGGAGGCAACGGGACTCGACCCACAGGACACGGTTCAGGGTGGTCCATTCCTCGGGGGTCCAGCCGACCGACAAGGCGAGGTCTCGCCATTCGGCGCACTTGCCGTACCGCTCCCGGTCCGCAGCCTCCTCCGCTTCGATCAGCGAGTTCAAGGCTTCCCAGTCGACCTGCGCGTAGGGCGAGATCGTCGTGGTCGTCGTCGAGGTGGTGGTCGAAGTCGTCGAGGTTGTCGACGGGGCGGGCAGCGGGGTTAGATCGTCCGGCTGGGCTTGCGCTGCGGCGCATCCGGCTGTCAGTAGCAACGCTGCGGTGATGAGTGTCTTATTCAAGGGTCCTCCTGAATCGGGGCATGGCTCACGCCTGCTCTTGTAATGGGGGGTGCCCGACACCCTAGCCGGGGGGCGGGCGTTTCGGTCGTTCAGCAGCGAACGCCCAGCGTGCGGGCTACGGACTGCACCAGTTCGGGCAGTTGCTCGGCGTAGACCTGGTCGAAGGTGACCACCGGCTCCAACCCTTCGAGGGTGAGGCGGTTGAACTTGTAGCCCTGGACGGTGTAGAGGTCGAGACCGCGCTGGTAGGTGATGCGGATCTTCTTCATGTAGGACTTCGTGGGGCGGGAACCGACTCCGAAGGTGAGTCCACCTGCGGTCTCGGGATCGTCCACGATCAGCAGGTCGTATGCGCCTACCCAGTTCAGCGCGTAGTTGCCGATCTGCGAGATGATGGTCCGGGCTACTTCTTTGTGTGTGGTTGTCATACGGGAGAGTGTAGCCCGGAACTATACCCCGGTCAACCTTTATCTCAGGATACGGCTGTGA